GTAAATATCTTGATATTAAATTGAGTCTTGATGACTCTGATGGTTATTACGTTGATGTTGAGGGTGATGGAAGAGAATTACTATCACTTCAATTTGATTTAAAAGGAAAAATGAGGAGGTTGTAAAATGCCGGAAAAAGTGACATGGGAAGAAAAAGTAGTCGAACTGGCTATACTAAAAGCAAAAGAAGTATTACAAGAAGCAGAACATTTGGGTACAATAAAACTTGATGAACCATTAACAGGTGAAGAAGTTAAAGTAAAAAGACCTAAGAAAAATCCATCAGAAGAACCTTTACCTAAGACAAATAACTTGGAAGGTAAAGAAGATAAAGTAAATGACGGGACTATGAAAAAAGCATTGAATGCAGTTGCAGATGCAGCAGAAGAGTTTGTTAGAAAATACAAAATGCCAAATCCTTCTGATATGGCAGCAACAATAGATGTTCCTAGACAAACTGCTGAAGTGGAAGAATCTTTAGATGCAATAACAGAACTATCAACTAGGCTAAGAAACGCTGAAGGAAATGAAGCACTCGCTTTAACCACTTCTATACAACGTCACTTAGACAAAGTAAAGAGATTAAGGGATGTTCCTACTCGTACATAGATGAGGGGGAACATATGCCACAAACAGGTTTATCCTTTGAAAAAGAAACCAATACAATGACTAAGAAAGTATTGGACTTCTTTGAACGTGTTAGGTATTCCTATCTTTCAGCAAAAGAAAACCCTGATGAATATGGTGATACTTGGAAGAAAACTGTAAAGACAGTAAGAGAGCAGTTTGATACTTTAGATGATTTCACTAGAGAACTTAAAACATATCTAAAGGAGGACACTGCATTTTCTGATGAAGTGTATAATCCTAAATCAAGACAGGCTAAAGAATTGTATGAAGCAATAAAGGAAATGAGATTCAAATCAGATGAAGTAAGTGACCCTTTTTCTAAACAATTAGGAGATAAAGTAATTTCTAGTTTATTGAAAGATGAATCTTTGTTCGCTGCCTTTATTCATTATGCAATGCGTTCTCATGCAAATCCTTTACCCGATAAAGTATGGGAGTCAATGGATTTGAAACCTGATGAGATTACTAGAGACTTTATGGGTTTAGATTTAGAACCAAAAGATATTCCACTGTACATTATAGAACACTATGGAAAAGAAGATGAGGATACTCGCAGAATAGAAAATAAGTTTAAGGGAGCATACAAGTTATTACAAAAATTGTTTGGTTCAGAATATAGCGAAGATAAGTGGGATAATTTAGTTGACTTAGATATTGCAAAAAGTGATGAAGAAAAACAATCAATTGATTTCATAGTGCCAAATAAACCAATGTATAGGATATTTGAAATTGATGACTTAAAAGAAATTAAAGGATTAACAGGAGAATATATCGTACAAGAAAAATATGACGGTATGAGAATACAACTTCACAAGTTCAATGGTAAAGTAACAATTTATTCTTATAATGAAAAAGATATTACATCTAAATGTCCTGAACAAGTTAAAGCATTAGAAAAGAAATCTTTCAATGATTGTATTTTAGATGGAGAACTAATGTTGTTCATGGAAGATGAACCATTACACAGAGCAGACACAATAGCACATGTTTTCAAGAATAAGAAGGGGGGAGAACTAAGAGCGCATGTGTTTGATATCATGGTTCATGAAGGAAAGAATATTGCTGATGAAACACTAAGAGAAAGACACAACATTCTTCTTTACCAATATTCTCAACACTCATCACAAAGTCTAGCATTCCCATCCAAGAAGGATACTAGGGTAGCAGATTCAATAAAAGAAGTTGAAGAATATGCTAAGGGAATTATGGAACTACCTGCTTCAGAGGGAGTAGTAATAAAAGATATAGAATCAACATACTACATTGGAGTAAAGAAAAATCCCAAGTGGATTAAATGGAAGAAGTTTATTGATTTAGATGTAGTAGTATTAGATGACAAGAAAACAAAAAGTAACTTACATTCGTACACTATGGGTATTGGGCCAGTAAATGCCGAAACAACAAGAAACTACAAGACTGTTGAATATGAAGATAAAGACTACTTAGAAGTGGGTAAGGCTCTTAACACAAAACAATCAGTAAAGATTGGTAGTATCGTTAGAGTAAAGGTTGATGAAGTTAAGAAAGGGAAAGATGGTTTCAAACTATTCTCTGCTAAAGTAATAGAAATACCTGAAGTAACTCAATCTGATACTGTTGAAACATTAGAACAACTCGCAAGTAAAACAAAAAAATCTCTTACTGCAATAGGATATACTTTCGGGGATAAAGTAGGTGGGATGTTTGAAGTTACATCAGGATTGAAAAACCCAAGAGGTCAAAGTAAGAAAAAGGTAAAGAAAGGATATTACATTACAGACCATATACATGGAACTGCTGAGATTATTCTAAAAGAAGATATGAATGGTTTTACAATTTATGGTTTTGAGGGAGATTCTCTTATGCAAAAGAATGCTCTATACAACATAGATGTTTGGAAAGAACAAGTTGCTAACATAATGAAAAGTAAACGCTCTATGTTTAGATTGGCAATTAGAAATGAAATATTAGAAAGTGGTAGAGATAATCTACCTTTTAAGAAAATACTAGACTTTGTTGTAGATAAACATCAAGGGGCATTTGCAGATTTATTTGATTCAGATGACGGTAAACTAATGTCATGGATGAAACAACAAGAAGATTTAGTGTATTTACATCCTAACAAGTTTACTGCTAGAGAAGACATTTTAGAGAAAGATGTTGAAGAAGTAGAGAAGAAAGATAACATGGGGACATACAGTATTGTTCTAAGAGAAGATGATAATGTAGATTTAATTATAGATTATCAAGATGAGCGAATGGCTTGGACAATAGACATAGAAGGTAATACTGATATCTATGACTTGTTTGGTAAGTCAGGTAAGTATCCTGCTATTGTTACTAAGAAAATTGGTGAGTCAAAGAAAGTATTAGATAAAGGTGACATAGAGTTAGGAATACAAAAAGACGGTTATCACGAATATAGGTTAGATGGTGATAAGTTTGAAACTAGAATGCATTTCAGAGTAGTGCCTTTAGATGAGAAAAAGAGTTGGATAGCATGGACAGGAAAGAAACAAGAAATGTTAGAAGATAAAGAGAACCCAAACAAATGGAATATCAATGAAGATTCATATGCTGTATTAGGCTTCCCAAGCCCTAAAAAAGACTAATATTACATTTACTTAATATAGTAAGAGTAAAAACTTAGAGCCAATGTTGATGATGGAAGCACCTCTATTAAGAGCAGAATCCTCTCATCAATTTAATATTCTTAAGTCAGATAACTTAGTTATTGGAGGCTATGCTTCAATAGAGATAGTTGACAAACAAAATGACTTAATCACCTTAGAAGCATTAGAAGAAGCAGTAGTCAAATACATGTCTGATGAAAAATACAGAAATGTAATGTCCAACCATTCTAATGTACAAGTTGGAGAAGTTATAGAGAAATACCGTGATAGTCACGGAGTATTACATAAGACTGGTGTTGACAATGTAGGTTTCTATGTAGTTATTAAACTACGAGACGACATAGAAAAAGCAAAAGAGATATCAAGAGGTATTAGAAAAGGAACACTTCGTTCCTTTAGTATAGGTGGACAAGCCATCTCAAAGAAGCAAAAGACTTCTGATGAGTATGGTGAGTACAATGAGATAGACAGGTTGGAACTGCATGAAGTTACAATCTGCGAAAAAGGGATTAACCCTGAAGCAAAGTTCGACATTTTGAAAATGGAGGAGGAAAAAACAATGAGTGAAAAGTTGGAAAAAGCACTGGAAGAGTTGAATGACTTAATGAAACAAGTCAACAACGTTCACAGTGATATTGATGATGCCGTAACGAAGAACGCAGAGTACATGGATACCGACATGGATGAAAAAATGTATGGTGATGAAAAAGCCGACATGGAAGCAGACATGGAAGAAAAAGCAGAAGACGATGACATGGAAGAAAAGGCTCTTGATGAAGATAGCACAAGAGACTACGAAGCAGGAGAAGAAGTAGTAAGTGGCGGTAAGCCTACTGCTGCACCTGCTGCACTTAACGTAGCAAAAGGACTAGAGGGAGAAGATTTCTCTACTCTTGATTTGAGCGTTGAGAATGTTGAGAAGGCTTATGCTAAGTTCAAAGCAGAGAGAATGGAAGCAATGGCTTACGATTCTCTAAGCAAACAGTTTGAAGCAAGATTTGCTGAAGAACTATCCGTAAAAAAGGCTAACGCAGAAAGAGCAGAATATGATGCTCGAACTGATGTAGCGGCTCTGAAAGAAGAGTTTGCAGAACTACGCAAATCTCTAACAGAGAGAAACTCTGAAATTAGGAAAGCACAGGAAGCAGCGTTTGCTCTACCTGATGGAATGCCTACAAGTATTGAAGCGGCGGCTGAGATGTCTTGGGAAGATATACACGCATTAACAAGAGGTGATTAAGAATGTCAGGATACATAAAAACAATGAAAGATTTAGAAGCAGCAACATACGGATATGGCGGAAACTCAGGTAACGCTCTACTCAAAGCGGGTGGAGTTGTTGGTGGTTTCGGTACACCACACGATGCTTCTTCAAATCCCTTTACTGCTGCGGCAGGACTAGGTGACTTGTACAACGTTCTTTATGGACAGAAAGTTTGGTCTATGTTGAACCAAGAAGTAAACCCTCTTTCTATGATTGCAAAGAGGCCATACACATCTTCAGGTTGGAGAGTTCTAAAGAGCCGACCTATTGGTGGTAGTGGTTCTCAATTCGCAACAGGTTCTAACGCTGTAACTGCAAACATTTCGTCTGCAAACGCAGCAGCACCAAGAGCAGATACTATTGGTGGAGTTGGAGAAAACGCAGTAATTGGTACTGATATGGTAGCACTTGCTCCTGAATACACAAAACTGTATGTCAGTCCTAAAACGATTGCACATCTGTTTGAGTTCTCAGAACTTGGAATGGAACTTGCTGCAATTGATGATGGTGTCGGTGACATTAGAGCAATTGTTCGTGAGGACATGGGTAAACTACACGCTGAAGTACAGAGCAAAATGTTAGTTATGCCTCTTGAGAAGTACAACGAAAACGGTACAACAGGTATTGAGAAGAACTATACTTCACTAATGAAGATAGTTTCATCTGCTGCTGAATTGGCTATGATGCAAGAAGATAACATCTTCCATAACAGTAAGAACAACGATGGTACATTTGCACAGATTGCTGATGCTGCTACTATCTACGGTTCAACAAGAACTGTAACTGTTGGTAACACTGGTAGCAGTGGTAACTTCACTTACACTGGTGTTGCATCTTTCTTGGATGCAGAGGTTGATTTCGGTGATGGATACCTACCAGCCGATTGTAGAGTTCTAACTCTAAGTCTGCTTAATGACATGATTCGTAGAATCCGTCAAAATGGTGGAAACCCGAAAGTTATCATTACTGGATATGATACCATACAGAAAATCTCTGACTTGCTACAAGCACAAGAGAGATTCATGGACAGGAAAGAGATTGTTCCTACCCATAATGGTGTTCGTGGTGTTAAGGGTCAAGAAGTTGGTTTCAGAGTTGCAACATACTATGACATACCAATTATCCCTGCTAAAGATATGCCATCAACAGGTGCAGGAACAACTAACCGTATCAGTGATATATTGATACTAGATACAGACCACTTGTGGTTATCTGTTATGAAACCAACCCAATACTTTGAGGATGGTATCACTAGTGGAAACCCATTCGGTGTTGGTAAACTTGGAAACCAAGGAATGTACAGAACAATGGGTGAGACCTGCTGTTCTTTCTTCAAGGGTCAAGGTAAGATTACCAACCTAAAGAGTGCTTAAGCACTTTGATGAGTGAAAACGTAAAGTAGTAGCCTCTACTCCGAACTATCGGGGTAGGGGTTACTACCCATTATAATAGAGGCATAAATATGGCATTAATGAAACTAGTAAGACATAGACCTGAAGGCGAGATAGTAATAGGAAAAGGCGAATATTCCATAGGGGCGCATACTTGGTGTGAAGTTCCTGCTAATATTGCAGTAGACTATTGTTGTGATGAATCAATACTTATTGATTTTACAGCAGATGATAAAAAAGTCATATCATCATTAGACGAAAGAAGACTAAAATATCTTAAGAGACATCTTAATGTTGCAGAAGATGACGATGTGTTATCTATTCTTTATCCAAAGAAAAAATCATCAACAAAAAAGAAAGTAGAAGAAGTAGTTGAGACAGTAGTTGAGACTATTACTCCTGCTAAAGAAGAAGTCGAAAAAGCACCTGCTAAGAAAACAACAGCAAAGAAAACACCTGCTAAGAAAACAGCAACTAAGAAGGATGTGAAATGATGACTGGGGGAGTTGCAGGTAGCCCCGTTAGAACCTCTAGTGCAGTACTTAACAGTGGAGTTTGTAAACTAAACAGCATTCATTTTACTTCAACTGGAACTGCAACTTTGAAAATATACGACCATAACAGTACTACTGTTGGTTCTGCTGATGAAGTTGCTAGATTAATACTAACTGCAAATACTACTGCTGAGTTTGATATGCATGGTAGAGCAATGGGTACTGGTATTACTGCAATACTAAGTGGGAGTGGTGGGGCATACTCCTGTACATGGAGTTGATATCTTGCCATCAATAGATACAGATACAAGATTAATAATGACTATATTGTTCGTTGGAGCAATGAGTGGAGTTAACATTTATTTCTATCAAATGGTAGGAGTTAACTTCCCATATGGAGGATTTTCACACGCAGTTCTATTTGGTATATCTACCGTAGGATTGATTATGATTATGAAAGCAGTATTTGATTTGTTCCTAAATGACGTTATAGAAGAGTTCTTACTAAAAAGAAATATAGATGGATATTGGAACAGAAAGGCTAGAGAAGAAGAGAACCGTAAAAGAGTTAGAGATTCACTACGTCAATTTAATCAAACATTCCAACAACAAAACTATGGTGAAATACAAACACCATTCATGCAAACAGTTGCACAAAATGATAATGCGTTGAGTCCAACATTTTTAACTAATTTCAATGAATGAGGGTAAAGGATGGTTTCAGAAATACTGATGGGATTTGATGAATCTACTTTAGCATATGATTTACAAAGAGCGCACTCTGCTGATATTTGGTTCTTAAGAGCAAGATTCTTTCTTTGGGGTGGAATCGCTTGTGTGCTTAGTTTTTCAATAGGACATATGTTACCTTTGTTTGGTGTTAATGTTTTTCAGTGGATACTAGATGGGTTGTTTAGTTTTTGGCATCATCTATGGAGTTGAGGCCAAATGTCAGTAATGGCAGGGTTTGCCATATTGATGGTTGAAGCCATGAATAAAATGTATCAAAGATTACACTCAATACCCTTTGGTGTATATGGTGCAAGTAAAGCAGGTAAAACTACATTACATCATCAACTAAGAACTAGAGGAGAAGTACCTGCAATAACGGATAGAACTGTTGGCAGACATAGGGCATCTAGAAAGTATGTAAAATTAGATGGTGATGCTCATACAATTAAATCAGCAGATATAGGTGGAGAAACTGTATTTTGGCAAGAGTGGGTAGAAGATATGAGAACTAGGCATGTCAAGTATATTATTTTCATGTTTGACGATAGACACATGGATAAGCACTATGATATAGAACAACAACTATGTTGGACATTTTTAGTAGATACAATTTGTTCTCCTTACTGGAATGTAAGAGGAAAAAAGAAGAAAAAGAAAATGCATGATTATCCAATTGCAGTTGCTCTTTGGGCTAACAAATATGACTTATGGAAAGATAAATATGACTATGATGGTAAGATGGAAAAACATCCTATATTTGAATCGTTTAGAGCAGGTATGCAGAAGTTAAATGATAAAGGAATACCATGCCATAAATATATTGTAAGTGCTAAATCTGATTCAGAGATGGTATATAGAGGAATCCTAACAATGATAAGGGACTACTAAGGGAGAGATATAGATGTCAATGCAATTCCAACCACCAAGTTTGATAGGCGCACAGTCAGCAAATACAGGGATGAACCCTTTTTTAGATAGATTTTCTGCTGCTAGAGCAGCCGGAGCAGTAATGATTTATGAGTATAAAAGTGTTAAACCTAAGAAACAATTGAAAGAAATAATTAAAGTTTTAATGCCTGAGAAAAAAAGATTTTTGAAAATACCATATCGGTTCAAATATAATTTAAAAGATAGATGTGTTGTTTGTGGTTCTCAAAAGATTTGGGAAGCAGGAGATGCAATGAGACCCCCTCTTCCTTTGCATAAAGTAAGGAAAGGATATCCAATGAGAGGAACATATTGTGAGAAACATGCTCAAATACATAGACAATATGAGATGTTAGAACAACAGATATTAGCAGATGAACATGGTCTTTCGTTTAGTGCATACATTCCTTCTGCAAAGAGTTTGAACCCATTATCAAGTGGGCCACTAACAGGATTAAAACAACAAGATATACAATCTTTATCTTCATTAGGTTGGTCTATAAAACCCCCTTCTAATATATCAGAAACAAAGGAAGAAGAACTGTTTAGACTAGTAGTAGAAAACAATGGAATTAATGAAAGAATCAAAACACTATTAACCGAAGGGGCTAAGGTGTCATCAGGATTGGAGCAGGTGGAGGTAGAGTAATGGGATTATTCGGAACAAGTAATAGTGCTTTAGCAACACAAATAGGCGCACAACAACAAACACAATTTAAGGCAATGAACAACCTTTTGACATTACAAGAAAACCATGTAGAGGATTTCTTTCAGTATCATGGTGAAGCATTCTTAGGTGCATTAGAAAAACTAATTGAAGATACAGTTACAAGAACTGTTAGTCAGATGTTAGTTAAATTAGAGTTTAATCAAAGTTCTAGCGGAAACTTGGTAATATCTCCTGATGCATTAAGCGAGTTTACAACTATAACTCAAGAAAATATTGATTTAGATATACAGAATCTATTGGCTACTGCTATCAATAGCGAAGTTGTAATGCAAAGAAGAATGGCTAAACAACAGTATCTTGAAGCACAAGGATTCTCTGCACCACAACAACAGACTCCTACAACAAGCCCACAAATGGGTGTTAATCCTCAAGGATTAAACCCAAGTCAAATACAAGGTGGCAATATGGCTACTAATATGAATAACACTATGATGCAACAGCAAATGGCATTGAATAATGGTAGTGGGTATCCTATTCCTCCAAGTGGCTATGACAACATGAATAATCCTTATTGGATAGACCCACAAACAGGACAGCCAACATATACTCCACCTCAAAGTGGTTTAGGTTTAGCATCAGGTTTGGGTAAAGCAGTTGCATGGGCTAAGTGGCTTGCATAGGTTGGGGTCTGATGAATGCCGGATATAAGAGTAAATGATAAGGTAGTAGATAGGCTAAAAACAGGCTTTGTTCTAACCCCTGATGATAAAAGAAAAACTTGGCAAGACCTATTAGATGAACAACCTTTATTCAGAAACTTAACGGCATATATATTCAATTCAGTTTCTAATACTTCTAACATGCAAAAAGTTAGAAGGGTAACAAGAAATCTAATCACACTAGATGATAGTGATTATGAAGGCACTAATCTTTATTTTGATGAAGATGTGTATGACGAATATCTTAATTCTTTTTTGACCAAAATAGAAAAGGCAGAGTTAGCACCCTTAGTAGAAGCATTAGAAGGACTAGGATATGTTACATCAGAAGGAAAGAATCGTGCATTTTCTGAAGGCTTAAGAAAACAAATGAGAGAAAATAAAATAACACTTGTTGATTTAGGAAATGACCTGAAAGTAAGTCAATTGTTAGGTAGAAGATATGGTAAAGGATTAGATGATACTGATGTTGATGATAATGTAAAGGATAAGAAATCTGCTGAAAAAAGAAGAGAACAAAAATACAGTAAAAGAAGTAGTAGATTAGTAGGGGCATTCGATAGAAATGAACCTATACTATATCCATCTACATTAGATGATTTCTTGGAAACAACAGGAGAAGTCATAACTATTGATACGGAAGGGTATTTCAAAAAACTATTCAAAGTTGAAGGGTATGGAGAATTAGGAGAAGACTCCTTTCAGTTTAATGCTGTAACTGGAAAAAATCTAGGAGTCAAAGAACTAGCCCAACAAAAAAAGAAGACTCAAGAAGAAAAAGATGCAGAGGAAGAAGAGGCGTATCAAAGAGAAATGGATAGAGAAATTGCTGAAGGAATAGCAATAGATGAAGATGATGATGAAGGTATTACTCAAAAAATGTTAAGAAAGGCTGAAACCGTAGGTTCAAACAATCTCGTTACACTAAAAATACTCAAAGATGGTAAGTATGAATTAAATGTATTTGGAAGAAAAAAAGCATTTACTTCAGATGATGCTTTTGATAATAAAGAAGAACTTTGGGAAGAAATAGAAAAAATATCTTTACCAAATAAAAAAGAACTTATTGAAATAGTTCGTTCTCAAAGAAAATCACCATTAAAGGACGCAATACTAGGAGCATTAACTCCTAGAGAAAACAAAATAAGTTTAGGGAAAGTAAAAATTACTTTGAAACAAAAAAAATGGAAAGATGCAGATGATTTCCATGATTGGACTTTGAAAGGTGGTGGAAGAGATGCAGACAAGAAACTCAATAAAAGTGCTAAAGATATGGCAAAACGTGTTATCAAACTAAAAGAAATATTTGATGAACTTGAATCTAATTGGAGTAGTTATGTTTATGATACAAAGGAAGCACCTTTTCCTAGATTTATAAAAATATTAAGTGTTAAAAGAAGAAAAGAATTAGTTGAGTTTTTCAACCGGCTAATAGTTTCTATTAAGAATGATAATTATAACTTATCAAATCCTACTCAAACAGAAACTCAGTTTGCCCCAGTAATTAATCCTAAAGATGACCAAATGTATAATATGTTCATGTATGTTCTTGACAAAAACAAGAAAAGAGTTCAAGTAGCAACAGCAGATAGAAAAGAGCCTAAAGTTCGAGCAGTTGCAGGAAAAGAAAAACCAATTGGTATAGAAGAAATTGTTTATGATAAAGATGGTAATCCTAAGAAAGATAAGGAAGGTAAAGTCATCACTGAGATTAAAGAATACTATCCTGCTTTTGATAATCATGATATGTTTACTAAAAAGGTAAAAGAAATACTTAGCAATATAAAAAGCACAGATTACAAAGAATCAGTGAATATTATTCCATTGTTACAATACGCAGGAGACACAGAAGAGTTGATAGACATCATAAAAGAAGAATTGATGGATAGTCAAGAATGGAAAAAAGAAGGCGATATAGAATACAAAGTTTCTGATACTGAGGGAATGCCAATATTAACTTTCAAAAAGGATGAAGTAATTACTACACAAGTAGATACTAATATCGGTAGAAGAGTTTCTAGAGGTAAAGACAGATTTCAAACAGGAAGATTTGCTGAACCGGCACTAGGGGCTAGTGAAAAACAAATAGAAGATAGAAAAACTGGAACTGATAGTAATGATGCAGAAGAAATGATATTGGTTTACAGTGAATATGAAGGATTAAAGGAAATGATAGAAAGGTGATTAGATGGGTAAAGTAAGTTCTCCAAGTGATTTTACGAATATTAATGTAAACTATGCAATAGGAAATGGACATTACACTACACATACTGATGTTTCTAATCTACTACAAATAGGAGCGTTTACTGATAGTACTACACCTACAAGAGCAGAAGTAGGTAAGATAATAAAAAGAGTAGAAGAAAAAATAGATGATAGTATAAAACAATCATATAGACCAATATTACATCATGAAGAGTTTCACTCGTTTGATACTGCATTTAACCAAGGTGCATATCCAGTAAGACCATACAAAGACTATGTTGGATTCATACAACTATCACAACCTAAAGTTCAAAAATTAGTTAGGTTAGAAATATATCAAGGAAACACTTGGAAAGATTTAGCATCTGCTACTGCTAAACTAACAGTGCCAAGTACTGTAACTAATAGTGCTTGGAAGATATCTTTGACAGTAGGAACATATACATTTGAAATAGATGAAGCAACAGATTTCTTCGATAATTTTGGGCCAAAAACAACTGCAAGTCAGATAGTAGATGCAATCAATGAAGTATATCCTATGAAAACTGCTAAGTTTACAGGAGAAACTTCTCCTAAATCTGTTACTGCTAATGGCCATACTAATGTTCATGTTTCAGATTTCTTCTATGCAACTACTGATTCTGAACAAGGAGACACTGTAATTATTTCTTCATTGCTGTTAGGTGACGACGGTTCTAATTGCACTATCTCTTCTACCTTTGGAACAGTAGAAGGTTTTACCGACCACCAAGACCAACGAAGAAGAGGAGACTTTTGGCAAATGAAAAGTGAGGGGAAAATATTCTTTTTACAAGAATATCCTCACATCACTAATCATTCTATTAGAGTAGCATATGTAGCAGGAGATGGTAGAGTACCTGCACCAATACATGAAGCAGCGACTAAGTTTGTGGCAGCAGAAGTTATTCGACATGACGACAACTCTATTCTAATTGCTGAAACAGAATCTAATATTGATTTGAAAACTAAACATGATATTTTACTTGAAGAGGCAAATAAAATAGTTGATGGCAAAAAGAACTTAATACATTTTATATCGTGATACTATGAAAGACTTAAACAATTTATTTCGTGAACTCTTGGATAGAGAGATAGAAAGAAATGAAGCGTTAGCAGAACTAGGATATGCAGGATTCTCTCTTAGTGATGAAGAAGTGTACAAACATGCATTAGATATCTTTGTTAGTAAAGTACAGGAAAAAGCAGTGGAGGCAGCGAATGGCAGAACTCCTTGATGAAGTTACTTTTGTAATGAGATTAATTACAGACAATTGGAGTTCGTCTGCAACATCATTATACAATAGTGGAAAAATATCTATCAATTTACCTGTACCTAAAGTAATTGATGTACGTTCAATTGAACCAAACGAAGGAAGAAGAGTAGATGCTGATAGTGATTCAGCAGTTATTGTTGTGTTTGAAGATAGTTCTTCTACTACATATCCTACAATAGATTATGCTGTTAGAAGTGAAAGTTTCACCTTTACAATACACATAAGAGTATTACATAGAAGAGACTTTGCTGATAATACAACATCTAGAGATAGACTAAGAATATTATACAGAATTGTGCGACACATTCTTGAGACAAACTCTCTTAGCCCTACTATATCTACGACAGTGGGAGGAACAACTTATACCGATAGTGCAGAAATAATAAAGTTGCAAAGTAGGAGTGAAGCCAATGATAGAAAGAAAAGGTTATTGGGCTATAAACTAGGCGTAGAGATGAAGAGAATGGGGAGAAGCGTATGACGACAACAACAATTTTGACAGATGAGGTATTTACAGGAGCAGGTGTAAGTGCTACAATGATACCTGAAAGTGACATCTATTTGTCAGATTGTGACCTTCAAGCAAGTGACTTTACAACAGTGGATGTTACTGCTACTAGTCTTGAATCAGTTGCGTTGACTTTAGTTACTAATCTATATCAAGGTTGTATGGCTAAGGTAGTCAACAACACATCTACTGGATTTAGCGGGACATACATGATTAAGAGTAATACTGGAAACACTATTACTTTTGCAGAAGATGTTGGAGATGCAGATAATGATGACATTGATATTACTATCTTATCTTTTGGCGCACCTGCACCTGCTCCTAATGTGATATCAGGAAAACCAACATTACTAGCAGATAATTGGTTAGGTCTTGTTAATACTCTAACTCCACCAAATGTAGAAGTAGAGATAGCACAAGTTGGATTAGCATTAGGTGGTAGTAGGAATCTAGGATATCAATTTAAGAAAGGAGAAACTGTTAGTGGTGGTTCATTAGATATTTCAATGAGTAATGGTTCTTGGTTGTACTATGCATTAGGAGACTATACTGTTGCTAACGGAGGAGCAGGTGGTGGATCTGG